GATAGAAACTTAGCTATGCAATTAGGGCAAATACAAGCTACAGGTAGTCAAGATGCATATAAGAATGCTCAAGCTCAATTTCAAGCTGACCAAGCAAGACAAATGCAAGCTAATCAAGCTAACTTACAAGCTGATGTAGCAGGTAGACAACTCACTCAACAAGGTGAACAGTTTGGTGCTGGCCTACAAAAAGATTTAGGTTTAGCGGGAATGCAATATGGACTAGCAGGTGCAGCACAACAAGGTGCTTTAGGTACAGCAGACCAAAAATCTCAATTAGAATTGCTACAAGCTCAAGCAGCCTCTGGTGCAGAACAACAAGCGTTACAACAAGAAATAGATAACTTAGCTTATCAAGAGTTTATGGAAGCTGAAGACTATAAGAAAAAACAACTAGAATATCAATCAAACATACTGCGTGGTACCGCAGGTGCATTAGGTTCAACACAAACACAATACGCAGCCGCTCCAAGTTTAGCTTCTCAAATTACAGGTATGGGTGTAGCAGGCTTAGGTTTATATAACGCATTAAAATAGGGTTAAATTATGGAAGAGCAAATACAAGAAACGGAAGTAGTTAAAGAAGGTCTGGGTTCATTAGCGCCTAGTGGTGGTAATGCTATGACATCTATTGAAAATGCAGCTAATCCAGGAGCTCCTGTAGTAGGTAATATTCTTGACCAACAAGAAAAAGCTCGTAATTTAAGTGAAGTCCAGTTAATAGAGTATGCTAAATCTCCTAATCCTTCTGTTATTCCTTCTTATTTAGTTACAGCTGAATTAATGCGTCGTAAATCAAATAAAGATAAAGAAGCTAAAGCACCTGACTTTACTGTAGCTCAAGAAGTAGTTGCGGAAGCAGAACAAGGTATTATGAGTCAAATGCAAAGACAAGCACCTAAAATGCCTCCAGGTGGTTTTGTACCTCCAATGCAACAAAGAGCTCCACAACCACAACAAAGAAGACCACAAATGAATCCTCCTGGTATTATGGGACAAATGCGACCACAAGTTCCACAACGTCCTGGAGGAGTAACTAATACACAACCTCAACAACAGATGACTAGAGAACAAATTATGGCACGAGGAGTTCCTACCCTTCCTAACCCAGGTAATGCAATGGGTCAAAGAGGTATGGCACAAGGTGGTATTATAGGATATGCACCAGGTGGACCAACTGCAGAGTATTCACGACAAGGTCTTTATTTTCCCGGTCAATATAACAAAGAAGGAGAATTTTCAGGATATAACCCTTATATAAAATCTAATATAACTCCAAGTAACCCTCAAGGGTTATACCAAAACTTAAAACCAGAGATGATTGATGAGCGTATTGAAACACTTACTGAAACCTTAAAACCAGGATATGAAAGGGGTCAATTTGAAATGTCTGAAGAAGATACTCAAAGAAATATAGCTGAACTACGAGAACAACAAGAATTTGGATTAGAAGGTAGGTCTGATGCTCAAATTAGTGAATCATTTCAATCAACTGACGAAATAATAGATGACCCACAATCACTAGGAAGATACGCTCCTTACCCTGATAGTACCTCAGATTTTAAACTACCTGAAGTATCTGAAAGACTTACAACAGATGAATATATGGATAAAGTTAATAAATCTAATACAGCTTTTGGAGTTCAAAGTTCAGAAGATTTTTATGCTCCTAGAATGGCAAGAATTGCGGAAGAAAAAGCAGAACTTTTAAAAGACGAACAAGATGATTTAAATCTAAACCTTATGCAAACAGGATTGGGAATAATAGAGTCAGGAAATATTGCTGGTGGTGCTAAAGAAGGAGTTGGAAGATATATTGCAAGTAAAAAAGAAACTAAGAAAATGAATAAACTTGTTGAGGCAGAATTAAGAGCTGAAGAAAGAATGCAAAGAACCGAAGATAGAGGCGATGCTAAAGGATACATGACAGCAACTAAAGACAGAGAAGCACTTCAATTTAAACAAGTAGAATTAAACATAAAAATAAAGGGCGAAGAATTAAAAGCTAATGCTGCTAAAGGTAGTAGGTGGGCAAAACTAAAAAGCGATGCTTATAGAGATGCTGTAACTGCGATGGACAAAAAATATGGTGCTGGAGCAGCTTGGATGAAATTTAAATCTCCTTCTGATTATGAAGCAGAATTAAATGAGTTAACTGATAGAAATGTAGCAGTCTATAGTAATAAGATAGCATCTTTTAGTAAAAATGCAGTAGCTTCTAGAATGGATGGGCAAGGAAAAGGAACTGAAAGTAATCCTTTGCCATGGAAAAAAGGTGATGCAATACCTCCTCCTGGTACTGTTGTTATAGATGAAAATGGTGATATAAGTAAAATACCATACCGTAGTTAATTATGGCTGATAAAAACCCTCAAACATGGCTACCAGAAGAGCTTAATGAATTAGGTCTTCCTATTGCTGGCTATGAAACTGATGATGAAGAATCTCAAGAATGGCTACCAGAAGAGCTTAATGAATTAGGTCTTCCTATTGCTGGCTATGAAACTAAAGAAGAATTTGATGGTTCTTTGCACGAAGAAATTATTAAACCCGCTGTAGATAAAATAAAAAATGTTTCAGGTTATAGAGAACTTGTAGATAAAAAAGAAGAATCTCAAGAATGGCTACCAGAAGAGCTTAATGAATTAGGTCTTCCTATTGCTGGCTATGACACACCTATCCCAAAAGTTACTGAACTACCTCCCGAAAATGTTGCTGAACTATCAACAAAGTCAGCAGAATACTATAATCAATATCTTGAAGACACAGCCGAAGGAATAACAAACCCTTTAACAGGTGAAACATATCAATTTAAAAAACCATTAACAGAAGCCGAAGAAGAAAAAGAAGCTAGACGAAAAGAAGAAAGATTAAAAAATCTTGAAGAAAAAGATAAATTTACTCCTGGACAAAGAATAAAAGCTGCAGTAGTGGAAGGCGTGAAACAAGTAAAAGAAGTACCTGAAGGTTTTAAATTAGGTATAGCAGATTTTAAAACTGACAAAGGACCTGAAGGAGAGATAAATCAAGAGAAAGTAGGTAAGCTTGTAGCAATTCGCCAATTTTCAAACAGACTTGAAGCACTGACTGACAATGGAGCTAAAAGACTTACTTCACGAGATATTCAAGCTGAGTTTGAAAGAAGTGGTCTTATAACAGCAGGTACAAGAGTTCCTGAATGGGTAATAGGGGTTATTGCAGCATCTGGTCCTCGAATGGCTATACCTATAATAGCAACTTATTTGGGAACTATAGGTTCGGTACCAGTAGCTGGGTTTTATGCTCCACTTGTAGGGTTAGCATCGGGTTTAACAACTTATGGAGTAATGACTTTTGCTGATTTTATGTTAACACAGGCAGACTATGCTACAAAAGTTGAAGATATAAACTCGGGTAGAGCATTACAATATGCGATTCCTTCTACACTGGTAGGTTATTTTACTGATAGAACAGTATTTGGTGTAGGAAAATGGGGTAAACAAAAATTTACAGATGCAATTAAAAAAGTTTCACAAGAAGTTGAAAAAAATGGTATTGAATCGGCACTTAAAAGGTATGGTAAAAAAAGTGTAGAAGGGTTTGTAGTAGGAGGTTTTGCTGAAGGAGGTGCGGAAGTTTTTGAAACTTGGGCTGAATTATCACAAGCTGGTGTTGATATGTCTACAGAAGAAGCTCAAGACATGTTATGGCAATCCGGTATTGAAGGTTTTGCTGCGGGGGCTTCAATAAATACAATAGTAAATGCAAAATTAGAATATAACCAAGCTAAAGAAAAAATAGCAAAAATACAAGATGATATAAATAAACCAGAAGAAAAAGATTCTAAAGAGATTAAAAAAGAAAGATGGGATAAACTAATAGCAAGTGGAGATACTCAAGCTTTAAATCAAGCTATTGATGATTTAGAGTCTTCTGCTCCTAAAGTTATTACTGAAGAAACTTTAAAAAATTTAAAAATTAGCCCTAGAAGTTTATTACATAAAAATTTATTGGGACAAAAAACTACTACTAAAAGTGGTAAAATTAGAATAAAAGAAGCATTAGATAATGCAGGCAATACTAAAATAGATGAAACTGCTGCTAATGCTTTACTTAAATTAATTGACGAACCAGCTTTACAAGAAAAACCCCCATCAAAAGGAAAGCCTCAATTTGCTAAACAAAAACCCCAAAGAATTGACGATACTCCAATTGGAGAGAGCCTTGAAATTTTTGAGCCAGTCGCCAGAACTGACATCGCCGATACCACCCGAATTGAAACTTCTGGACGAACTCCAGTGGGTGACAGTACAGGAGATACTAGAAGAACTGGTGATGGAACAGTCGGTGTCAACAATACATTAGGAGGTTTACCTCCACCTGATTTACCACCACCTAGTAGATATCCTTTGCCGGATAACTTCCCTACTTCAAAACTTCCAGAAAGCTCAAGAAATTATAGAAAAGAAACAGAGCTATATAAAGACCTTACTGACATAGATAATCGACTTGAAACTGCTATTGGTAATTATGAAAATCAAATAGCTCAAGACAGAAGAGTAAAAGGAAAGCCTTCTCCTGCATATCTTAGACCAATAAAACAAATACAAGTTGAAAGAAATCAAAAGATTAAAGAAATTATAGATAATGCAAATGTACAACCATCAGCTCCATCAGCTCCCCCTGAATTTAACCCTGCATTATTACCTCCTGAACAACAAGAACTTTTTGCAAAACAAAAGAAAGTAAAAAAAACTCAAATTACAAGCACAACACCAGAAACTCTTATTGAGTCTTGGAAAAATAAGTGGGGGAATAATGTAGAGTTAGCTATGAAACGAGGTATAGCTAATGTGGTTCCTACTTTTGATGCTTTACCTCCTGAAGTTAATAAAACAAACATACCTCCTAACGCTAAAGCTTTTATTGTTAATGGTAAAGCTTATTTTATTGCTGACCGTATTAAAGCATCAGAAGGACCTAATATGTTACTCCACGAAATTGGCGTGCATTATGGTTTAAAAGGTATGTTGGGAAAAGCAAACTATGACCGCGTAGTTAAATCACTTAACAATAAAAAGGATAGTGATAAAGATATTAAAGCTGCATTTAAACAGGTAGCTATATTTTATCCTGAACTTAATAAAAATTCTGATGAATTTATCCAAGAAGTTATTGCTGAAATAGGAGATAATTCTCCTAACAATTCTGTATTTCGTCAAGTTGTAGTCTATATTAAAAACTTTTTATCTAAACTTGGTATGGGGTGGAATGTAGACAATATTTCTGCAGCTGAAATACAAGTTATGATTCAAGAGTCACTACGAGTTGCTTTAGCTCCAGAATCTTCTCAAGATGTTACCTCAGAAACTTTTGCTCTAGCAAGTAAAGACCCTAATGTACCAGCTCAACCATTCTATAGTCCTTTAAGAAAATTTATGGATGGCATAAAAATGACAAATATGCCAGCTAAACAATGGATATCATACTTTGAAAAAAATAGTAGTAAAGGAGTAAGAGAAGAATTACAAGTTACAGGTGTATTTGATTACTTAGATTTACGTGAAGATTTACGTACAAGCCCTGAACTAGATGATGCTCTTATAACAAATCGTGAAAGACAATCTGAAATGGCTCCAATTATTAATGCAAAACGATTAGAAACTAGAAATAAAAATGTAACTAAAGATGATATTTTAGAAATGATGGAAATTAACAATATAACGGTTGAAAGAAAATATTCAAGTACAACAGAAGAATATACTAAAGCTGAATTAAATACTATAGAGGGAGAGTATAGAAATAACTATTGGGGAGACCAAAGTACAACAAGAGAACAATCTATAAAAAACGCAGCAAATTCATTAATAGGTGATAAGTTTGTACAGATTAGAAACCTTAGCGACCGTAAAAAGATAGAGCAGAAAATAATAGATGAGGTTGGAGAATATTTTGCAGCTGAAAGGAGAATTGAGAACAGTGGGGCATCAAGTATTGATAGCTCTTTTTTAAAAAACGTTATATATGAAGTTGCTTCACAAGAACAAAAACTAATAAAAGTATATATAAGCAAAGAAGCGTTAAGCACTACATTAATCAATGAGAAAAATAAAAAACAACTTAAAGAATACACAAATAACTTAAAGGACAAAGGGATACCAATAGAATACTATGACCCCATAGCTCCTCAATCTCTTACAGAGGGAGTCCCATCTTTAGAGGGCTTTAGTGAATTTATAAATGCCATAGAGGACTATGACAACTTCTATCCAGAAAATCTGCTTAATTCAACAATGAAAAAACTACAAACCGTATATAACCAACCTTTTTATACTCCTCAATTAGAAAAAGAAGCTACATTAGAAATTGAAAAAAGAGTAGACCTCGCTGTTGATGAACATTTAAATAGAATGATAGTAAACAAAAAAGACGACAATTTAGGTGTGTGGGGAACTGCACAGTTTTTGTTAGGAGATTTTACAGATTTTGGAGAGTTAGTTCTTAAATTGGCTGAAAATGCTCCAAAATCATTTACTCCCGCCTTCATATCACAACATTGGGAAGATATAAAAAATGCATTGCTTCACATACGGTACAACATAAGACAAGACAGAGATGGAAATAGAGTTTTATTTATTGAAGAGTTACAATCAGATTGGGGGGCCGATATAAAAAGCCCTTTAAGAAACGCTCAAGCTAGGTTAAAAACTACCCTAGATGACATTCGAGCTCTTAATATGACTATGGAAAGAACCACATTTACAGGACCAGTCATATCAAGCGAACTTCAAAGTCTTGAAGCTAAAAAAAGAAGCCAAGCAAGACAAGTTGAAAGACAAAAAAACTTTATTAACAATACGCCCAATATATTACCCTTTGTAGAAAGCACAGACCTTTGGACTAAGATTGGCATTAAAGCGATTATAAGGCAAGCGGCAGAATTAAATGTAGATAAGGTTGCTTTTTTAAATGCTACTCAAGCTCAAACACAACATAACTATAGCGAATTTACTACGAGAGCTCAAGTTGAACGAGTAAGACGGGGGGATTCAAAGAAAGAAATAGAAGACGGTATTAAAAATGCAAAAGCTTATTATGATGTAATACTTCCAACACAACTAAAAAAAGTATTAAAAGAATTAAAAGGTCCTCAAATAGAAGAAATATCATTTATAAAACAAAATGGAGAGCTTAATGGAATTAGAAGAACTACAGATGTAGTAAGTAATTATAAACTAATGTCAGCAAAGAAACTAAGAAAAGAAATTATAAAAAAAATGAAAGCTCTAGTAAAAGATAAAACTATATATACTTTTGATGAATATGGGCAAACACCAAACGTACCTATAGATAAAGATAGTGTTGTAGAATCATATCTTAAAAATACACCTGGTGCTAAAAGAGTAACTCGAAATCGAGAGGAAGCTGGCAATCAATATGACGACGTTTTTGAACTATATAAAATATCTATGCAAGATGCTATTAATGAATCTTATGATGAGGATTTAAATCCAAACATTAAAAAAACATTAATAGATAATGGTTTATTGCGAGATGAAGTAGATATGGCGTTTTTAAGTAACAAGGGAGAAGGCGGATATACTAACCCTGTAGATAGCTCTGGTTTAAAAAGATTATTTGCAAATACTAAAGAGATGTATCAGCCAATGGCTATATATCCAACTATGAAGGTAATAAAAAATAAAGAATTATTAAATACTATAGAAAAAGAAATGGACCAAAATGTAGTAGATTTAGATAATTTTCAAGATTTATTTATAGAATTACAACTAAATAATACAGAAATAACTAGTATAACTAACAGGTTTCCTAGTCTTCAACCTACTGAAGAATATGCAAAAAGATGGCCTTCCGAACAGTTAGGGTTCACTATGACTCCGGAGTTAAAAGAAAAAGCTTTAGCAGGACAACCTATGTTTGCTAAACAAAGACCTAACCCTAAAAAAATGAAAGAAAATCTTAAAAAAACAGGGTATGACTCTAAAAAAACTAAGCTTGAGGATGGTAAAAATGTATTTAATATTCCAAAGCTAGATGAATTTCAAACGGAAGTATTTAATTGGGACACAGCTTTTAATAACTTTTTACAAAGAGCTATGATAAATCAAAAAAAATTAACATGGGATGAAATAAGTAAAAAATTATTAGATATATCAGTATCACAAGCGGTTCACTTAGATACTATAGCTAACGTATTTTTAGAAAAAGGTAAGTTAATATGGGAAGAGGGTACTAGTAAATTTAAAGGAATTAGTGGAGAAGTTCCTTCGTTTGTTGAGTTACAAAAATTATTAAGAAAAAGTTTACCTTCTAATATGACAATGGAAGAGTACGAAAATATGGCTTCACAAGCTCTTATAGCAAAAAGAGAAACTGCATTATCTCCTATACAAAAAGCATTAGACAAAAGAGTAAAGGCTTTAATAGCTCAAGGTAAAAAAGAAGAAGCAAGAAAAATTTTCGATGCAGAATCTATAATATTACGAATGACACCTGCAGAAAGAAAAGCAGGGTTAGAATTTATGAACAAGGATTCAGATGTATATTTAAATGGTATTGATGAAATCTATGATATGTGGTTAAAAATAAGAGATGAGGTAGTTGAGTTTGGTGTAGCACAAGAAACTTTAGGTAGAAATGAAGCAGATAAATGGTTAGATGTAATGGACTATGTGCCATTTTTTACAATGGACCAAGTAGCCAATGGAGTTCCTAGAGAATCAACTAAAGGAATATTAGCATATATATCAAACCCTAAATTTAAAGGTTCAACTAAACGTGTTAATAATATATTTGAAAATATGCAAAGGTGGACAACTTATTCAGTAATGAGAGGAGTTCAAAATAAAATATCTATTAATAAAATAGATGCGGGTATGGAAATTGTGCCTGATTTATTTAAACGTTTAAAAGGAAATGAAAAAGGTTCTGGTAATGTAATTACGCTTATGAGAAAAACAGATAATGGTAATGTTGCCCCTGTAAAGTATGATGTAGCGGACCCATTATTTCTAAAAGCATTTCAAGGTTTTGATAGTATTCTTTTACCTGGGTTAAATGGAATAATGAGTGTAGCGAGTGATGCTGCCGATTCATTGCGAACTACTGTTATTAGAAACCCTTTCTTTGCTTTAAGTCAAATTTTTCTTCAAGACCCTTACTCTGCTATGTTTACTAGTGGTACAAAAAATGGGGCGATGGTGCTTCTCCGTGCAATAAAAGAATTTCCTCTCACAATACTCGGCTGGAGCAAGGCTCATAAAGAAATGGAAAAGTATGGAGTAGTAGGAAGAGCCAGTAGTTTTACACAAAGTGCTCAGTTAAAACAAAGTTCTGATGCGTTACTTAGAGAAGCAGCAAAAGGAAAATTTAATATATTTAATGTTTTAAACAGGGCAGCGACAGGTATTATAGAAGTAGGAGGATTAATACCTACTAGAGTAATATTAGACCGAATTGCTATGTATGCAGATAATGCTGTTAGGCAAGCTACTTATGAACAAGAAATGGCAGAAAGTGGGAATAAAGGAATAGCTTTAGAAAAAGGTTTTGAGGTGATTAACTTTAGAAGAGCTGGAGCTAGTTCAGGAATAACTACAGTAAGACAAATGTCACCATTTTTTGGTGCATATCTTCAAGCACTTTCAATACAAGGTAGAGTATTATCAGGGCGAGGCATTTCACCTCAAAAAAGAGCACAAGGGCTTAAAAGATTTTTATACACTGCTGCGATGGCAACTACTGCTAATTTAATATATAACATGTTAATATCTGACGAAGAAGATTATAAAAAAAGAGACCCAGCACAAAGAGATTGGAGAATATATACAGGTAAAGATGGTATCTTCTTTAGAATAAGACCAGATATATTTGGGTGGATAACTAAAGTATTACCTGAAAGGTTCTACCAAAATATGATTGCGGAATCTGAAGATAATAGAAAAACTATGGACTCTATAATAAGAACATTAAAAGAAGCTACTATAATAGGTCCTACTCCGCTACAAGTATTAAGACCTATAATGGAAGTATTGATAAATCAACGAGTTAGAGGGGGATTCCCAATAGTACCTCAAAGGTTAGAAGGGGCTCCATCAGAAGACCAATTTACTAAAAACACATCAGAACTTATAAAAATGTTATCTGACCAAGCTAAAAAAATGGGAATAGAATTTTCACCTCTTAAAGCTACTTATCTATTACAACAATATTTTTCATACGCAGCTGGTATTATATTTTTCTTAACTGATGAGCTGGTATCTGAACAATATTTTAATGTAGAAAGACCTGAAAAATCTGACCAAAATAAAAAAAACCAATTGATGCCCTCTTTTGTAGATAAAGAAGAAGGAAATAGAAAAGAAGCTGACTTTTATGAGATGAAAAATGATTTTAAAAAAATTATGAATGAAATTAACTATATGGAAAAAAACAATTGGGATAGAGAAAAAGTAGAAAAATATAAAAAAGAAAATAGAACAATAATAATTGCTGGTGGAGAGCTTGAGTTAATTCAACAACAACAATCTGATATTAGAAAACAACTACAAGATGTTCGAAACGCTCCTAAAGATAGATATAATGCTCAACAGAAAAGAGCTAAAATTGAACAACTTTTAAAAGACCAAGGTAACAATTTTAAAAGAATAAGACAAATGCGTGATGATATTTATGGGGTAAAAATGCAAGCTCCTACTTATGATAAAACTCTTCCTGCTAATTAAGTCGCCATACCCTTACACCAAAGTGATTTTCTTTAGTAGATACAAATACTTTAACTCTAATACCTGCCCTCTTAGCTCCTGATTCAATTGCATATATCATGTCAGAAGACTTAAGGGTAGGTATAAAAAAACTTTCTCCTATATCCATATTCTCAAAAGGAAATACCCATTCAGGCTCGTTATTTAATTGCAGGGTCAATCTCCTTTAGTATAGTTTTTTCTAAAGTATCAATATCAATAATATAAGCATCAACATTAAACTCATCTAACCCCGGCTTCCAATTAGATGCCATCTTCTTACGTTTCTCTACAATAGTAGTACCATTTTGTTTCATCTGATAAACAAATTGTTTAGGAGAGGTATTATTTTCTTCAATTAAAAACTTACGGAAAGGTGACTTAGATAGGCACAGTTCTTTTTTATCCATATCTAATCTAATAAGAAGTGAATTTCTAGGCTCCATAATAACTTTACCCTCGTCAATTTCTAAAATAGAGTTAGTATTATTTTGGATAAACTCAGTAATTAAAGATTGGTAATTAACGTTGTTAGTTTTTACTACGTTCTCTCTGATGTCTATCATTTCTGAAACTATCTTATCATACACTCGGTCTAAATCTATGTGGACTATGTCTGCTTTACCTGCTATTTCTCCAGCTACCATAGTGACAGCTACTAAGTTTTCATAAAACCTAAACGCAGTATCATCTCCAAAATCTTTTTTAAACTTATTAATCCAAACATCAATCCTTTGTTCTATATCATCATCAGAGTATTTAAATAAAGCCTTAACAAACTCTGGTCCAGCCCACCCATGATTAGTAATAAAGGTGTTAAAGATAGCTCGCCCTTCACTAGGTTTATCCTCAATGAGCTTAGGTTTACGTATAAAGAATTCTATCAATCGTGCCACCTCTCCATTAGGGTCTTTCTTTAAAGCTGATAGTTTGTCGTATAGAGAGTGATTAGTTGTAAAGATAGCGATTAAAGCCGCCGATAGTTCATGGTCTCTCTCAGCATTGACCGAAGCTTGCATCCTAATCTTAGCTTTACCTTGAGAAACTTTATGTATTAATTGAGATAAGACACGCCCGTGAGTATTACCTACCTCATCTAAACCAAAGGGGATATTATGAAGTCCTAAATACCGCCCTGTCATTCCGTTTTCGGTAGCATCTAATACAGACATATCTTTAGGGTGTCCCCACATACTTAATGATGCATACAAAGCTCCTGTTTTACCTGCTCCTGTATCACCTGTAAGAGAAATAGTTACACCTGATGTAGAAGTATAAGGCATTAATATAGAACTTAATCCAGTAAGCATGACAAAAGCATGGACTTCTAACCCATGAGTATTTAATTTATTTGCTGCCTCTTTCCATAACTTATAATCCCCAGACCTCATTAAGTGTTTAGCAATTCCTTTACAGAGAGGTGAAGTAGGACTACTTAATTCTTTACCTTTTTTATTTATCTCGATATCTCCTACTACAAAGGCATCTCTCTCAGGAGTCCATCCCATTTGTGTTCGCATTACTTCAGCTGAACCTTGAGCCACTAAGTATTGACCCCATTTAACTACATAGCTCATAATATATTTCCATTGGTTAGTGATGGGATTAAATAGTACCCCGTTGCGTGCTAGTGTTTTTCTTAATTCATTACCATCGTAAACTACACTAAAAGGTAATAAAAATTCTCGTGCCTTATCATTAGGTAAATCTGTTTTCATTAACATACAATCGCCATCCACTATACTAAAAATTCTTTTAAGTGGATACAAGTCATAGGTAGTAACAGTCTCTTCCTTCTGTTCAACCTTATCTCCATTTGCATCAAATACAGGGGCAGGCTTAAAAACAATACCTCCATTAGTCCCTCGTTTAAATTCATTAAACTCTACAGGTAGCCCATGTAATCTAGTAGTTACCATAGGAACACCGTTTAAAGAAGCTTTTAATTCTGACTTAAGCGGAGTATCAGTAGAAGGAGAAGATATAAATACTTTTCCTAACGTTAATGGATTAGTAATTTTTCCTTGATGGCTACAACCACCGCATACTCCTGGATTAATAGCATCAAAGCTAATACAAGAATGAGGCATATCCTGAGTTTGAGTAGCTTTACGTTCAGTAACTTCTTTATTGTATCCCGGATAATCTTGAGATAAACCGTGAATGGCATCGTCTCTGTCTATACAATGTTGTGCAATAGATAGCCCTGCATACCATAGGGGCTCAGGTAAATTTTTTCTTTGTCTAATAATATAGGCTATTTGTGCACACCCTTCGTTGGGCTCATCATCTAAACTTTTATTAGCAATCTCACTAAACTTGTGTCCATAATTATTAAGCCCATTCATTTGTTTGGCTAAGGCAGTAATAGGTTTTTTAACAAGCTCTTCTAGTGATACTTCTATTTCCCCTAAAAATTCTTTACATCCTTGAAAACTACATACTGCATCATCCCAAAAAATAACCTTAGTGGGAGAAGGGGGATTAGTTTTATGATTAAATGTATCAGGGCTACGTAGTATACGAGCTAAGTCAGCACTTACGACTGGGTCGATATGTAGTCCATTGTTTAGACAAAAGTCTTTAAACTTAGTCGCGTAAGGCTTCCATTCTTTTGCTGGTACATCTTGGTCTAAAAACCAATAAGCATGTACTCCTGTTCCGGAGTCTATAGTAACAGGTATAGGGAACTGGTGAGTGTCTACAAACTCACTAAGCGAGTCTAAGGCTTCTTGTTTACTGTCATAACCTTTACCATCACCTACGTCAAGGTCTACAAAAAAAGAACGAACATAAGAAGCTTTATCTGCTTTTCTACTGTACCCATCAAAACTACTCATTGCTACAAACACATTAGTATTTTGTTTATTCTTATCTTCAATAGCTATAACTAAATCTTTTATATTCTCAACAAATTTATGGCGAGTCTGTTTAGTTAAAGGGTCTATATCCGCAACGCAATAAACTCCTTGACTTGGTAAAGCCCGTTTATAAAATTCCTCTATCATCTCAATTACTTTCTAATTTTATTTTAACGGCTGAGTCTAAATATTCTCTAGCTTCAGGAAAATTAATAGCAGGTAACACTCCGTCTGCTAACCCTTCTTCTATTAGATTAATAAACTTTTCAATCTTTTTAATATTTTTTTGGCGTATATAGTTTCCTCTAAACCAATTATGTATTGACATTCTTGAGACATTAAAACTATCTGCCACATACATAGTAGGTAAATTAGATTTAACGCAAATTTTTGCTAATTGAACACCTAAATTATTAGAGTCCGCGTGATTTAATCCTAATAAAAATTTATCGCTATAAGGTCTAGGCATTTCTCTCTCCTTTTTTATATTTTTTTATAATTATTAAAGGTTCTTTTTCTTTAATAGTAATTTCTTTTTTTTCTTTAGTGTCATCAAATACATCAAATTTAACAGGCTCTCTTTTTACATTATTCTCAGGTTGATATACAGTTAGCTTAATTGCTTGATTAGCAGCTACACTCTGTGCCTGTTCCTGTAAAATAGTTAACGTCTTTTCATCGATAGCTTCTACTGGTGAAAATAAAACTTTAGGTATTACTGCATCGCTATCAAATTGCATACGAGTAACTACCCTTCCAGCACTAACACTATTATTAGCTAACATTTGAATATAAGGTCTGAATGGCCACTTCCCTTCGTTTTCTTTCCCAAAACAAGATGTTGCAGGTAAAACTAATTGCATAACATCTCCCTGTGGGTCGTTAGGTAAAACAACAGCCAGTCTCCAAGATAATCTACATGCCATACCTCTACCCCTTGAGCCTGAACCTCTCACACTAAAAGGACACGTGTGACAAGATTCAGCTTGGGGAGTCTTAACTTCTTCATCAGGTGTTTTTGAATCGTTAGACCAACATGCGGGACTTACTTTTTTACCCTCTTCATATGAATCAGCATAGTAACTTCTCGATGCAGTGTGAGCCATCTTTACAATAACTACATTCATATAAGAATTTTCTACAGTGCTAACTTCCTTACCCCCTACTATTTTTCTAAACACCTTACCTTGAATTGAAATACGTTTGGTTAGATTATTTAAATTACCATTCGCTACAGCGAGAGTGTCTTCATCTAATCCAGCACCGGCAAGGCTAGGGTTATTTTTTAATATAGACTTAAGGTTATCGGTCATAAGCTATTTACGTTTTCGTGCCCCATTGAGCTACGATATCGGAAATATCTTTATCATTTTTACCTTCGTTATCAGCTGTAGTTGCTTTTTTTACTACTGGTTCAGGGATAGCTTCTACAACAGGGGTAGCTTCTACAACAGGCTCTTCAAAAGTAGGTTCTACTTTAGGTGCTTCTTGTACAAAACCTGCTTCTTCTTCAAACCCAAATCTATCAGCACCTTGACTACCCTCTACATATTGGATAACTTGAACAGCACGTAGTCGTAAAGCTACGCCAGCCCCAATCATACTTGTGTAGTAAGGAGCAATAGACCCATTAACTCTAACTTCAGAGCCGGCCCATATATTACTCTCTATCATAACGGTACCTTTTGAATCAAAGATTGCAGGTTTATAAGCCGCTTTAGATTTAAACTTAATAATGATATTACCAGTAGGTTTACCTTCATCATCTAGTTCATCCATGTACGGAGGGTTAGCAGTTTTAATTTCTTTCCCTTTATTTTTCTTAGTTTCTTCTTTAACATTTTCTGCAAAGACTCCATTAATCTGTTCGATTATAGGTTTAGCGTCTTCTTTAGGTAGAATAAGATTAACTTTATACTCTCCCTCTTCAGAAAATTTTGTATCAGGTCTAGATAACCATGGATAAGCTGCTATCCCTTTCGGTGTTGTGAACGTTATATTTGGCGTTGCCATTTTGTGTCTCTCCTTGTTATGATTTACTTGGTTTACGTACTACTATACTGAATTCCCTCATACTACTAATACCTGGAGGTAATCCTTCATCAGTGCGGTTAGATAAAAATTCTTTAAAGTTAGTTTGATGAATGCGTTGCTGAAATAATTCAACAGCCTGATTGTCTAAGACAAACTGTTTAAAGTTACCCCAATCACTACATACATAACTCTCTTTAAGAGATTTAATAATCGTTCCACTCCCTGTTCTAATACTATTAGCACTTACTTCATTACAAGAGTTAAGCATTACTTGTTCGAGCTGTTGTAAATCAGCTCTTAACTCTTGGTCTTTTAGCTGAAACTGCCTAGCTAAACTATCACGTTCATTACGAATAGTTAAATAAGTTTGAACTAGCTCATCTAACTTAATCTTATCTGAATCGTCATTCGGTTCTACTACAGGTTCTTCAACGGTATCATTCATTTCCATCCCCCTACGCCTAGAGCGTCCTTAATTCTTGCTAGAGCACGTCCGTTATCAGTAGCATCAACTATGCCTACTCTTTTATCAAACTCTAAATCTGTTTCCTTTGCTTCGATTGTTATAATCGAATGTTCCGTTTCAATCTTGTAAATCAGCTTATCTTTTAGAGTAATTTTACGCATCTATCCAATGCTCCCTTTTAATTAAAATTTCTTCAGCTATTTTAAATGACTCTTCTGCTATCTCCTCCGCAGTATAACCATCCCAATTACCCTCATGTTTGTAATTCCTTATAAACGCAGGTGCAATATGAGTTGCAATGTTAGTTATAAGCTCAATTAGTTCAGGGTCTTGATTATTCAATACCTCACCATCCATTGAGTACAGTGATACAATTTTTTTACTCATAGTCCTATCTCCTCTCTATATAAATCAACTAACTTAGTATGCTGGTCTACTTTACCTTGTAGCATTGCATACATCCTTTTTTCAACCTCAGAACCTTGTAGATGAACAACTGTCATTTTGTTTTTCTGTCCTACCCTATCTATCCTAGCAACACACTGTAAATAAACTTCTACACTCATGACGGGACTCCAAAATACTACAGTATCTGCTGCAGTCAACGTCACTCCGTGAGAAGCTGATTGTGGTTGTATTACTAAAACTCTAGGTTCGTCTGCGGTTTGAAACCTATTTATAATATCTGCTCTTTTTGTTGCCGGTACATCACCATTTATAATCTCATTAACAATATGGTTCTCTTCTAAGTGTCGAGATACTACTGTAATAGTATGACGGTAGGGAACAAAGATAATAACTTTTTGGTCTGTCTCAAATATAACTTCATCTAATGCAGACAGCCGAGGTTTTATATCAAATTCTATAACTTCTTTTTTATCTGTATATACAGCACCACCAGAGATTTGTAATAACTTATTAAGTCCTGCGGCAGCGTTAACTGCGGTTACTGATTCACCTGCAGCCTCAATTAACATCTGTGTTTTTAATTGCTTATAATATTTTTCTGCTTGTTTAGTCAAAGCTATGATACGGGTTTGATACATTACGTCAGGTAAATCTAAACATTGGTCTTTAGCAAATCTAATAGCAGGTTGTAAAGCTTTAAACACATCATCTTTAGCAGTCGTTTTAGGTAGCCATCTAAATCTAGAAATTTGATACATTACCTTATCTCTCCATGTAGCAGAAAACTTAGGTATATTATCAGGGCATACCATCTTAGCTAACCCGTACGCATCTACTGGGGATTGAGAAGCAGGTGTTCCTGTCATCATCCATAACATAGTGTCGTCGGTAATTAATTTTTTTAAGGTTTTCCACCTAGAAGTGCTAGGAGATTTATATGCATTACACTCATCTACTACAATCAAATCAAACTTTTTATTCTTAATCTCTTCCTTAATGACTGCGACTCCGTCATAATTTATAATAATGAAATCGTAGTTGCCCTCTATTATCTTCTTACGCTTCACTGCACTACCATGACATACCGCAGAAGTTCTATGCATACAAGTATTAAAGACATCTCCCTGCCATGCAGAATACATAATAGATAATGGGCATATAATTAATACGCTTTTAATTTTACCTAAGTTCATTAAGTAATCAGCAGTCCATAAAACACTAGAGGTTTTACCGGTACCTGCTTCATTAAAACAAAAGGCTTTATTATTAATAGATAGAAATTCAGATGTAGCTTTTTGATGGTCGAAGGGAGTATATAGTCCTGGCCATTTATAGTCTCTAACCATAGGAGATGGTAAGTTGGATTTAAATTTAACTAACTTATTTAGCTGGGTCATTTCTTCAATACCCCAATATACTAATAAGTCTATTAGATTTTCTCTCGTATTTAGTATTTTACTTTTCTCTATACTATTTGTTATAGCCGAAGCTATATGGTCAGGCACTGTAATGCGTAGCGCACTATTATTTATTACTTCCATTTACTATATCCTTAACTGTAGGACTACTCTCGGCAGTCGTGTTTCTCACTATAACTTATGCTACTAACTTTAGTCAACTATTATTTTACTATTTCTTTTTAGTCTTCTTTTTTTTACTTTCTCTTTTACTTTTTTCTGATACTAACTTATGGTTAGAATCTCTTTTAAACGAACGGTTTTTAGATTTAGTTTGAATTATTAATCCATCCTTATTCTTCCCACCTTTGGATAATGCTTTTTTATGAGCAATATCTTTTCCTTCTCGCTTATCTGCTTTACCATTTTTATTTTTATCAGGTAACTTTTTATCTAATAGTCTTCGAGCACGGGCACGAGTAGCCCTTGATTTTTTTTCACCACGGGCTTGTTCTTGTTCCCATTCTTTTTTATAGGGTCTAGGTTTATTTTTGTATGGCATTTTTTGCTACCTTCTTGCACCAATTGATAAAATCAGATACAGTTAAATTATGTCTAAATGAATTTACAGCACGACAAACTAGCTGTACGTTATCCACATTATACTCTCCTCCGGCATTAATTCTATCTATACTTGCGTTAGTTTTTGATACTTCTCCCCTTACCTTAGTACATGTAAGCTCTACTCCTGACAACGCACATTTATTATTTTGAGTATCTAACATTTTAATTAAGTCTAAAGGGGTAAGGCTACCCTGTTTCTTAGATAACAAGTGCTTAAAATATAAGTTCCAATCTCCAGATTCTTTTACGTATCTAGTGAGCACTTTGTTTATTTTTCCACACTGAGCAGAACAACACATATATTTAGGATGTACTGTTTCAAATTCTTTGTTACATATTTTGCAACTAATTTGGTACATAATTATCTCCTTGGTTTATGAAACTCACAGGTATTAACTGGGCACCACCCACATAAAGGCGTAGGGTTTGGTACCCATGTATCATAGTCATAGCTTGTTTCTAATCTTTTTAGTGGTTGTTCAAACATCTTCCACGATTTATCCATATCTTTTCTATGATATTCTTCATTTAAAAAACTATTTTTCATTACAAATAATAGTCCAGCTTTTATTTTTTGTACCTCGGGAAAGTGAGTAAACAGCATTAGTGACATAAGTCTTAACTGTTTAGGGTCAGGATATTTATTACTCCCTGTTTTATAATCTATAATAAAAGCATAATCTTTGTCTACAATAACTAAATCAGCGATACCTCTTACCCACCTACCTTCACTTTTAAATTCACAAGGTTCTTTGTTATAAGTAAGAGCCATCTCATATTCAGGGTATTTATCGCCGGGGATAGCAATTAACTTATCTACCATAGCTTTAAAGCGTTGATAGTTCTTAGCAAGTTCTTTTCCATCTTTTACGTAGTCTTCTAATGCAGAGTGTACTTCTTTACCATACATCATAGCGTCATTTTCTTTGACAGTATAATTTTTTAATACTCTTAATTCTTGATATTGTTTAGGGCAGTTTTGATATTGCTTTAGTGATGAGTAACTCCATGTAAAATCAGCCATTATCTTCCTTGTCCTCTGTATTTTTTGTATCCAGCTCTAAAGCTTTTGTTCATGGAAGAAGTCTTAGGTATCTTGCCACCTTGTTGTGTACGTTTGTGTGTTGGTTCATAGTTCTGTTCTGCTTGCTTAATCTTTGCCATTATTTATTCCTTTGTATTTTTTGTGTCATTGTATGGGTTTCCCTAAGAACCATGATACCATTGAATATCGTGTGCCTTCCTTTACGGGTGTTACCCTATGCATTACCCATGATGGAAACATGATAATACTACCCTGCTTTACTTTGAATACATTATTCTTCAAATGAGAGCTATGGAATTGAAAGTCTCCCCCTTTGAAGTCCTCGTTCAACCACACTACCATTGATATCTTTCGTGTTTTACCATTCAACAATTTATTATTTGGTTCGTCAAAAGTTTCAGTCCCTAATCCATCCACATGCCAATTGTAATGTCCGCCTGTAGAATATTGTCCTATCTGAAAACTCTCTGCAGCGTCTACCTGTAAGTTCCATCCACTCTTCTTGTTTGCACCCCGCATATAATGAAATGCCATATCATACAAGTCTTGGTCATTGTTCCAATGAATGTTAGTCTTTCGGGTTTTATTGTTAATTCTACTCAAACTACCGCTACCTTCTTCTGTATTAATTTTTGCCTTTTCAAAATCACTCCCAGCTCTGTCAATGATGTCTTGGCACTTCTCTGGAGTTAATTCCTTCTCCCACATCCAATATAACCTACTCACCTTCCTTGTCCTCAGTAAAAGTTCTTGTCTCGACACCTACGAATCCACAGCTCTGAACTTCTTTAATACTAAAAGAAAATGCATTGCGTGATACGTGGTCATCAGGTAGGTTAGCATACTTCTCTAAAATACAACTCGCCGCTTTGTGTTGTGAACAATGTTCTTCAAAGTATTGCATCGCCGAAATGCAATTAGGAAAGTTGCCCACGTACTTATTATCTGTATAGCTTCCTGATAAACTGACTACGAGAATAAAGATTCCCTCGCCAAGCATATCAGTACCCCCAATAAGTTTGAGTGTCTTTGCACTCGCAATTAGATTTATGACAGCTCATACATTTTTTAGTTAAACCCATCTTAATATTTTTATCATCTTCTGCTACGATTTCATCTTCCCATTGTTGTTTTAGTTCATGTACCGATACAAACTTACTATGTTCTATCATGTTAGCCATTACCAAAATACCTCCATAGTTTTGTCACGTCTAATTAAATGTCCTTGTAGTGTAATGCGATACTCCCCAGGGGTATAGGCTTTCATTCCTGCTATCCTGTGTACATCTAAACCTGAATGTAAAACTACTTCTCTTTCCTTATAAGGTATATGCTCCATAATTCCTCTATCATCTAACCAATCCATGCCCCCTCCTGATACAGGTAATTCAATTGGTAGAGTAAAAGCACATGGATTTTTGTCTCCAAGTTCAAGAGTTGTATGAGGAAAATCCATGTGCCACTTACCTGTTATGGTTAAAAACTTAGGGTCACTGGGAAATATATGAAAGCCGGGTATGGCTAAGTCATGTGCTAAATAAACAGGTTCTTCGTAAAAGTCACTTAGATACTCTATAACAATCTCATACATCTCAGAAAAATTACTTAGTAATATTTCATTTAACCACGCAGAATCTTTATCGTATGCCCTAGTTTTACCATCAAGATAGGCAGATTTGCCTAAAGTATAAAAAGGATAATCTTTACTACGGGGTTCCCATAGTTCCCTATATTCTAATAGGTTAGATTTTATTTCATGGGTATCAATGTCTAATAGGTGTCTATCAAGTTTCATAATTTTTAGTATGCATCTCCTTTATTGCATACACCTTTTAAATCTTTTGTGTGACCACACCACCACTCTTTATAAAAGAACTTTGATGGGCTCCCACATTTGTGACATACCCTTTTCTGTTTTATTTTAGCAGTCGCCATAGGTCTCTCCAAAACCTCCTTCACACGCAATGGGTAAAGTCTCTCCCCATTTAGGTGGTTGGGACATTTCTTTCATCATAAAATCTAAAGCCTCTTGACTTTTTTCTTTAGGTGCTATACATACTACGGCATCGTGCACAGTTAAGATAGGTCTATATTTCTTATTAATCTCAATCATCTGTTCCCCTATCACAATTCTAGCTAATGCTTGAACTACGTTTTCTACTACAGAACCGCCCCAAATGTCAATTTTTCCTCGTCTTGAGTGATAAACGAACCCCGTACGAGGTCGTGACAGGTCTTTCTCAAGTCCGGGGTACCTCAGGTATAGGCTATTTGGTAGCTGAATTCCTTCAGAAGTAACTAATAAACATTTATGTTTACCTATGTAATAAGGCTCTTTGCCTTTAGTCCATGACGCTAAGTCTTCTAATGCTCGGTCACAATCTTTCCATAAATCAATCACTTCATGGTTTAAATCTCTATAAACTTTAACTAACCTCTTACACTCATCGTCCGAAAGTTTAGCACCGGGAGGTTGAGTCTCTAATGTGTGTTGTAGTTTACTCCACCCTGTCCCATAGCCTAAACCTAGGGTACAAGTCTTCCCTACAAAACGTTCTGTCTTATTTCTTTTATCTATCTTCTTGTTGTATACCTTTGATGCAAAGTTTGAATATACATCTTCACCTTTTCTATATTGTTCTACCACATCTTCTTGACCTGCGAGCCACACTAGTATACGAGCCTCGATTTGTGATGAGTCAACATTAAGTATCACATGGTCATCAGGAGGGAGGATAGCGTTCTTTAATGCTTTCTTTTTAACATCACGACTTGGTAAGTTTTGGAAGTTTACTTTATCTGACCCTGCCCATCGTCCAGTATGAGCACCATAGTATTTAAGTGGGATAGGTAGTAAGCCTTTATTACGAGCCCCAATATCTATAAATCTTTCTATACGTGACTCTTCCATAGTTGATTTTGTGCCTAACCTTACTGCACATAACTCTTGAATAAAACCATCCTTATGTTCACATAGTTCTATAAAACCTAAATCGTTTTTAGCTAATGCATAAGTTTGTTTGCCTGTTGCCGGACTTTCTTTAAGAGGTACAACAATGTTTAACTCCTCTAATAGTTCAGCAAATTGTTTATTACTTGCTAACTTCTTACGTACATCCTCCTCACTATCACACCCAAGCTTTGATATTAACGCTCCTAATAGCTTTTTCTTTTCTTCTCTTACTTCATTTAATCTTTGAATTAAAAGTCCATCATCTACTTTAAGTAATGGTTGAGTAAACATTCTAATGGTGCAATCTATAAGTTGAAGCTCGCGGGCTGGAAACGTTTTCACTAAGATATTAAATAGCTTGTACGTTAAAATTACATCGTTCTTACAATACTCACCATACCTATGTAACTCATGAGGTTGGAAGTCTTCGAGTCGTTTACCTTTAGCATCTAATACCTCTGTACCTTTTTCCCCTAGTTCATAGCGTTGGGCTAGGACTTTCAATGAACCACCAGCATTTGTCCCATGTAAAGCACGAGCCATACAAAGAGTATCTAGATAAATACTGGGAGTTATGTTGAATACTTGAGAGAGAATAAAGCCATCAAAGTGCATATTGTGGCAGAGTAGAGCTGAAGTGTCCCAGTCAAACGCATCTAATGTTTTTTGTAATTCGTCGTGTGTACCTGAATACCACTTAGTAGTACCGTCATTAATCTTTACTGCAAAGCCAATGACTTGAAATTGAGGGCTTTTGATATACTCTTCGGTAGTCAGGCGATTAAGCCCATAGCCTGTATCATAAAATGTTTCAAAGTCAATTGTTACTAAATCGGACATAAGCTCTCTCTTATATTTTATAGGTTGACATGTGTTCATCTCTGCATTGAGCAGTACACCAACGCCTTTTATCTTTTATTTTTACTCCACACCAAATACATTTACCTGTCTCATTATTTTCAATTGAAGTGTTGACTGTATTAAGGGTAAACTTAAGTCGGGCTTCCACTTCAGCATTAGCTATGTCTATTTCGTCAGCCAATCTTTCATTCCTCCACCACCATTCCATGAAGTGCTATTATTTCTAGTAGGTCTTTTCGCCGGTAGCTTTATTAATCCTTGCTTATCAAAGTCAACTAAGGTAGCGTACGCTATCCCTGTTGCTTGAGATAATTTGTGCCTACTAAAGTTAGGTCGTTTCTCTTGCCACTCTTTAATTAGTTTAACTGCGGTTTCTTTTTCTGCTTCTTTCATTACCTTCCTTTATATTTATTTAACTTTCGCTGATTAGCGAATTCCTAGTAGGTAGCCTACGCGGGAACTGGCGATGCGTAGCATCAATCTTCACAAGTACCTCCAACACAATACTTACCATTCAGTATTTCATCAGCTACATCATCAAGTGCTTGATGGTGTGCATCCGTAGTGTCTTTTAGTTTGGGTTGAGTGTCTTCATAAAATTCTTTGAGTTTGTTTGCGAACCATGATAGTTTACCGGCATCATTTATTGCATCCTGTTCAGTGCCTTTTAATCCTATTCGTGTATCGTATTTCATTATCGTACCTTTAAGATATCCTCTGTACTCTTCGTCTGTTAGTTTAGCACGAATAATTTTTATTGTTTCAATACCTTGTGTGTAGTGGGGGGGATTGTTTACTAAATCATCCTCGTTCATTTAAAGTCTCTTATTATAATTGGTCTAACAATGACTCTAGCATATCTATATTATGCTCGTCAATTATTATTGAGAATCCTTTAGCAGTCTGAATGTCTTTGAGATGTTTTCTTTGAAGTGCGGTTGGTCTACCTCCATTGGCTTTGCACTCTATACCAACGAATAATCCTTTGTAACAAGCAATGATATCAGGTACTCCATTAGCACCATAGCCTCCCGTTGCGGGCATACAATGATAAGCACCTAGCTTATCTAATATACTTTTTACTTTAGTCTTAACTTTCTTTTCCGGTGTCATATTAGTATCATAACATAAGGTGCAGGGCCCGGCAGCAAATTGCATTTTTAATAGCTAAAAAAATTATTTAACTATGTTAATCATTATGGCGAGCTGCGTATCAAGCTATGTATTTCTTTTTTGTCAAGCACAATAACATACATATTTTCAGATGCTCTCCATCCTATATGTGAAAGTTCTGTATCTTTTAGGTTATTGTTAGTGCTTAAATAGGTTACATACATATCTACTTCATGGAGTTTATCGTCAATAATATAAGTATCAGATTGTGGTGATACACGTATTATAGATAGGTGAGTTTTAATTATAGGTGGGAGGGTATCAGAAGTATATATCCTGACAAGGTTATCAAATAGATATAATCTATAAGATGGGACGATTCGCTGATTAGCGAAACATTGCTCCAAAGCCACAAGATAATATTGTGGCAGTCTAGGATGTGGCATTGGAGACATTGTGATGGGTTTATTATTAAACAATAACTTCCCCTACATTAGGGATACCTAACCATATAGAAGTAAAATGTGGGTTAGTTTCCTGTTCAATAATATTTACCCCATTATTCTTTAGAAGTGTTTTCCGTAATGCTGAATCACGATATTTACTAAAGGGGATAAAGCCATGAAGGTTTGATTTATCTTCCATAGCCATTTTCATCATAACAACTGTTGAAGCAAGAACATCAAAATATTTTGAGTCTTCAATTGTTTTAATATACTCTTGGTCTTTAATAATAAACATATACTTTAATGATGAATTCATACCCTCTTGCCAAGTTTCCATCTTTTTAAATGCACCTTTAATGACAACTAAACTATCAGAATTACTAGCACCAATTAAATGTATATCAGACTCTAAAATGTTATGAGTAAAAGATTTATCTAACTGCTCTATAGCATTATTTACTTTGTCTATCTTTAGTGAAGCTTCATTTAATTCTTGGCTAACTTCATGGGATAGTGGTTCTTTCTTTGTAACATTAAGAAACATAGCCTTCACTTGTTTTTTATTAAAATGATAAGCATCATCGACCTGATACTCCCAGTCGTGTTTAGATAAACCCTCATGTAAAACTGTAAAGTCATTACGGGTAGGTGTGTATCTTTTAGGCATAGCATCTCTCTTCTTTATCCCCTTCATAATTTGAGCAACTTTAAAAGATTTAAGTGTTCGCTTATCGGTATCTGTTGTACCCCTTTCTTTAACATCTTTAGAAAGTCTAATACAAAATAATAAGTTATCACTTGTTAAAGAATGAGTACAATAAACTGCACCATAAGGTACACCATTGAATCCTAGCATAAAACAATCTTTAGATAATTCGGATTTGCTTGTTACATTATCTTCCTTATCATGTTGTTCTTGCTCTTCCAAATCCTTCCATTTACTTGAATTTGGATTATGAATCTTCTCATAATAATAGGCAGGTTTATCCTCATAGTTTCGTTCATCATATACAATCTGTAAACCCAATGGTCTCATTACCTCAACTCCATAGAGATGGTGCAACTCGGCTATCAATGGTAAAGTTTTTGAGTCCTTTACCATCTTATTTAATTCTTTAGATTGCATACACTTACTAATATAATCTTTATTCATTAGTCCTCTCCTTCAAATTTAAAAGTAATAACATCTTCATCTAATACTTCTACTTCTTTACCCCCCATGATGTGTTTAGTGGCATCATCTATTAGTTCATCTATTGCTAGATTGCTCAACTCAATAGACTCAGCACTAACGGTTATATCAACACCATCATCTTTTTTCTTAACAACCATAAACTTTAAGTCACTTGTATCTATATAAACATAATCTACATCTTCCGGCTTAAATTTAACTTTCATCTTGTTCTCTCTCCTCTTGTTCTTCTTGTTTTCTTAACCAATTATCATCATTGATGGCATCATAATCAGGCTCGTAACTATCTCTTGGTTCCGGTGGATTTACATCTCTTTCAGTCATTACTCACCCCCTATAATAATATCTGTGTCAATACACTCGGTATCGGTTTTTAAATAGACACTTGCACCATAATTTGCTTGTTCAAATGCCCTACCTTTTTGGCACACCACCTCGCTAGGTGTGGTATTCGATTGCCATGTCTCAAAGATATGTAATAACCCCATGCCTACAAGACTACCTATAAATAATCCTGTTGCTAACCATGTTGCACTATTGTTTTTATTCATGTTCACTCTACTCCTATGATTAAAAAGTTTAATTGTCTTCATACTTTACTACTTTGCCACTTGGTGCTTTGAAACTTCTACTCTCTGTTACCACCCACAATGTAGGGGAAGATATATCCCACTGAATCTTCGGCTCTACATATCCATCAGTGAAAACAATAACGGCATCTGCATTGATATTGTTCTCATTAATATATTTACTAACACATGAGACCTTAGTACCTCCACCCCCTTTAGGTTTAAGTACATGTGCAAGGTTGGTATAATCTTCAAGCACTTGTTCACCATGTACTTCATAGTCCCACCATATAACTCTCACTCTATCCGGCGAGGTTACATCACATATAGATACCAACTCAGTAACAAATACTGATAGTTCTCTAGCACCTATCGAACCGGATGTATCAATCGCTACCACCAACTCACCAATCGTTTCGTTCTCTAGGGATGGTAGGTAGAGATTGTTTGCCACCATACGCTTGTTAAACCTCCGCCATGTAAACTCATCCGTACCCCTAATCGATGTTGATACAAAATCTCTTAACACATCTTGCCATCTAACTTTAGGCTCTAACATATCAGAAATAGCACGAGGTGTTTTACCCCCTAGCTTTCCGGCTAACATACTTCCTTCGCGTAAGGCAGCGTCTACTTTCTCAGTATGTTTTTTTACTTCCTGCGGTGTCATAGATTTAGTAAAGTCATGTTCATCAAGCGAACCCTTACCATGTTTCTTTTGAAACTCTTTAGGGTTTTCTTTCTGTTGCTTTTCCAAATCTTTAATAACATCATTCACACTCCAGTCGTGGTACTTCACATCATAAAATGCACCCTCCGGTAATGATACGGATTTAGTTTGGCTATCACTCTCATATATATCTAAGTGATTGATAATGTCATTCACCACATAGTCACATGCTATGTTAGTTAGTTCAGGGTTTTTCTTCATCTGACTTTTAAACCGTACCGGATGGTTCAATGCACAATGTTCTGTCTCGTGCATCACCAGTCCCCGCACCTCATACTTACTTAACCCCTCAATAAACTTTCTACCATAATACTTATTCACCCCATCCGTACATGCGGTTGGACAATCATCCACTACTTTGTTATCACCCATCAACATCACACCGGAATACAAAGCAGTTTCTTTTTGTCTCATAAGCCATATGGTAGCTTTCTTTACTGATACTTCTGCCGTTTCTATATTCATATCTCTCCCCTCTATTCGCTGATTAGCGAATGATTAAAATAACACATGGTTAGATGTACACCACTTGGCAACTTCTTGATTACCCCTTGCAAACTTCTGACAAGTATGGTGTCTCATTATCATAGTGAAAAAGGTTGCTTGTATCTCTTCACTACCAATACGTTTTATATACTTCATAACCGCAGTCAAATCAGATGGTGATTTAATTTTGTCACTTGCTTGAAACATAAGAAACAACTGAGCCGATATACTTTCCGGCACCGGTGTCGTATCCGGACTCTTCACTATCTCATCAAAGGTAGGTAGTTCTTTCTCTAGTCTCAAGAAAGCATCCATGTCTCTA